TATTTTCTTGTAAATATGTCCATAGTCCGCTACTGCTTGCATATCAGACAACTCAATATATGTCACTTGTGTTTTCTTCGCCTGATCGATTAGTTCTATCATTTTTGGTTGATTTATTTCTTTCGCCCATTGCATATATTTGACAGATATTTCTGATTTAAGTTTTGATATAATTGATAAAACACTACCGATTATATTTGGAATTGTATCGCTGACACCCGCTAATCTACTATAAGCCTCGGTAGATACTGCTTCAGGTGTGATTAAAGAAGCATCGAATCCAGCCATAAGCGGTTCAAGTTTCTTGACTGCGTCTTTATGATACTGGAGTGGATTTAGAATGCCTTTAAGAACTTTAAGCATCATTGAAACAAATACGATCTGATTTTCCTGAACTAATTCTTGCATTAAAGTGGCATCGAGATTTCTGATACTCCTTACCATATACTCTACATCTCCCTTCTTTTTTAATTTTTTATACATAGATTCATATGCTGTCATATCTATTCCACTTTCCTGTGCTAGTCTGTTTATTTCACTCTTTCTCTTCTCTGATACATCTTCAATTTTAAAATTTGTTTTTGCCTTCATCTGGAAAAGTAAATTATTCACTTTGTCAAAATCTTCTATGAACTTCGATGACCCAGTATCAGATATATCTGGTATTTTCTGACGAACCTCGTCTGGTCCCTTCATAAGTTCGTTAATTTGCATCTGTTGATATCTATGAGCGATATCAAATATAGAATTTCCATCTCCCGAATTAACATTAATATTCATTTTATATATAATAGTAGATTAGAAAAAAAAAATCTGTTTATACTTTATATAATCAATCAAATGAATATTAATTCAAATCGACTTATGAACTCAAAATATAAAGATAAAATTGCCTACTTTATCAATAATACAGACCTAAATGCATATTTTCCAAATTGTAAGATTGTCAAATTTGCAGAGTTAGACAATTATGCGAGTATATATGAACTACTCCCAAATAAATTAGATTTTGCTTTTATTCTCGTTGAAGAAGAAAAGAACACGGGACATTGGCAACTACTACTCAGAAATCAAGGTGAGTTTTCTTTCTTTGATTCATATGGCGACAAACCAACAACAATACTTAATTTTATTCCTAAATATATGAATCGCCTTCTCGGTAATGATTATGACAGAGACATGGGACATATATTGAAATCGGTAAAAAAGGGCGACAAGTTGATAATAAATAAATTTCCTTTCCAATCTAACCTTGATGGTGTGAATACCTGTGGCAGATGGTGCATAGCACGAACAAACCTTTTTATGGCGAATGGGGTTGATAATGCCCAGTTCGTAAAATATATAAAAAGAGAACAGAAGAATACAAAATTGACACTTGATGAATTAGTTTGTGCCCTTATTACAATATAAAATATCTAAACATAATATAAATACATGGTATTATCTAAAGAAATATAACATCACTTGATTCGAAAGAAAAAATAATCTAATCCAACAATATATATAATGACATCTTTCGAATATGAATATTTTAACTTATCCGTGAATAATATAGATTCGGAAACTGCCGACGAAATGACACACGAACCTGATTTAGTATTTTCTGAAGTTCGTGACGGACCAATTATTGAGAATACTCAGGAATATGATTTTAGTATTGAAAATTTCAAGCTCGATTTAAAGAGCCTTCCAGTGTTCATCCCAACAATTAGATCTAACTTTGAATTATCAGCAGACGCAGACGTTCAGTTGATACAAAGAAATACAACTATATATAGAGTAGGTATTGAATATTTACACCCATCAACAGGTATTCGGTATATTGGATATTCTCGCATTATATTCCAACCTCAAGATATGACAAAAATATGTCCAAATTTTACTGATGGATATCCTAATTACAAATCTGGATACTACAACATATATAATTATGAGTATTTTATTGCTCGGTGTATTAATCCAGCACTTATCAATGCCATCCTAGCACTTAAAGGCGTATTATCAAGTTATGGGATTGATAGTAGCTTTATCAAAGATAATGCTCCTTATATGATTTTTGATAAAGCTACCCAGATCATGTCATTAAACGCACCTGTCGAAACATTTAATGGACTAACTGGTGCTTCTGGTGGTTCGTTTCTATCAATTATATTTAATAAGCCATTATATAGATTAATAAATACTCTACCGATGACAATCCAAAAGGGATATTTTAAGACATTAGACGCAGATGGTGTTCAAGAAACTGTATCGGCGGAAGGTTTCAAATTGAATCTTAATAACTTTGGACTTGTATCAAGCACAGCGGAATCGCATCCACCACAACTAGATGGGAGTGTTATAGAATATACAAGCAACGCACCTGATTATTTGGTTGTATATCAAGACTATAGCACATTTGATTCGTGGTCGCCTGTGGAATCTATTGTATTTACATCATCAACAATACCAGTAAAAAGTAGTATGAGGTCCGCCAACCATTCTTATATTAATGGAATTGAGACCACAAAGGGTTCAACAAATATTATTGAATTAGAATTGACAGATTTCAAGAGTGGCAATTATTCGGGCGGTATTATATATAACCCATCAGAAAAGCGATGGATTAATTTATTACAAACCCAAGAATTACGTAGAATTAACGTAAATGTTTATTATAGAAGTAAATTAAATGGTGATTTAGTTCCCATTCAATTAAATTCTGGTGGTTCTTTCTCGATGAAAATGGTGTTTAGAAAACCAAAATATTTCTAATTTTTTATTTTTATTTAGATGTTTGAAAAAAAATATCTAAATCAATAATATAAACTAAATGTCAAACGAAATCAAAACTTACTTAATTGAAGATCATCGTGTGTCGGGAATCACTGATGAAATCCTTGTTGGTGTTAAAAAATCCGTATCAACATCAACCATGAACAAATATGTGTTAGAATCTAATTCTAAAACTTCGGCAATGTTTAATATTAAAGTCCCGAGCGAAAATACTTTAGTCGATAGAAATATTCGTATTAATGCAACATTACAATTGAATGTTGCCCTACAAACACAAGCACAAGATGTGCAAATTGCCGCATTTCCCTCATCGTTTCCACTTAATACCGCAATTAATAATTGTATTGTTGGTATTAATAACACAAAAGTGAATGCCGCAACCCAAGATATATCCGAAGTTCTCAAAAAGCAATATTCCCAGAAATTCCTATCCGAACATGTCCAAACTACACCAAGTTATGTTGATAAATATTTTGGAAATGTTGATCAAGCAGGATCTGATACCTCGGCTGGAACATATATGGGAGGTATTCTTCAAGCTGAGAAAGACAGTGATACTGTGGGTCGTGCCGATTCGAAATATACTTACAAACTAGTCCCTGATGCAGGGAATGTTGCACCATATGATGTAGATATTGTAGCAAACGCAGTAGATGGAACCGTAAAACTTCCAGCTTCCCCAAATGGACAAGGTGCTGTTCCTCAAAACTACACCTTATATGTAACCATGGATGTATCAGAACCCCTATTAGGCGTTCCTTGTTTTGAAATGAAATCTGAAGAAGCGGCATTTGTCGGCGTAAATCAAATTGACATTACTTTACTCTTTAATGATTTTAGTCGTGTCATGTATTGTAATGAAGCGACCCGCCTTGCTATTGGAACTAACAAATGGTTAGTTGGTGGGACTGGAGTGAATAGTGATGTTTTCCTGACAGCCGACTCGGCTGTGAATGTAAATTATTTAAGTCTCCATGCTTCTGATTATGCTAAAATGAGTGTCAAAAATATCATCCCTTACAACGAATATGTCAATAACAAAACACCATTCCTCAAGAGCACAACATTTGCTGGAGGGAATCCCCAATTCCAAACACTCGGAACCCAAATCCAAATGAGACAAATCCCAGATAAGATTTATATCACTGTAACCCCCCAATATAGCGAAAAAGTTGCAAATGCATCTAATCATATATCGTATCCAATTAAAAATGTTAAAATCAATTTCAACAACAGAATGAATTTATTAGGGGAATTAGACCAAAGTGATTTATATGTATTATCTCGACGCAATGGTAATCATCAAATATATTCTGAATTTTGTGGAACATCCAGAAGTGGTAACGGTGAAGTATATCAAAGTTTAGGATCGATTGTTGTGATTGATCCAGTTCGTGATTTATCTCTTGATGATTATTTATCGTCTGGTTCTATCGGGTCTTTCACTTTCCAAGTAGATTTAACATGTGATGATATCGATCCTGCCAAATCGAAACTTGCTAATATGACTAGATTACAAGTGAATGTCATCTCTAGTTATGGTGGCGTGATGGTAACACAGCAAGGAAGTTCATCTACAATGTCTGGACTATTAACCAAAGTCCTTGTGTTAGATACCAAACTAGATGGAAAAGCTGTCGGAGATTATGAATCAGTTGAGAAATTAACAGGGGGCAATGTAAGCAAAGGTC